GCCATGTAAGTTACTGCAAGTTTACGATTGCCCGCTTTGCTTAGTAAGCATCTAAAGTTATTCTGTCCTGCTAACTTAACAGCCCAAACTGGATTAGATGCTAATTTAGTTAAGTAAGCATCACCGCTAAAGGTTTCGTAAATAATCATTGAATTTGCACCGGCAAAGGTAGCTAAACCAGGTACGTCTGCATCAAGGATGTTATCAATAAACATTGCGCCTTTAATATTAACGGCTGCTTTGATTGCTGTAATTCCGGCCAGCTTAGTTTCTGCCGCCAATGTTACAGAAGCAGCACCTTGGGTTAATACTGCGCCCGTTTCAGTTGACAATCCTAGCACTGTGCTAAGGTCTGTACCACTCGTTGATGTGCCAAGGAACGTAAGGGTAGAAGCCGCGCCAGTTGTTGCGCTTGTAATTTTAAAGTAACCGTTATTTTGCGTTACTGTAGCGCCTGTAATAGCCGCATTAAGCAATACTACAATATCATCAAGAGTGCTTGCTGATGTCCCGTCAATGCCTGTAGCGTCAATCTCAGCGCCGCCATCCACTGTAATAGTAAAAGAGCCGTCTGTGATGCCGTTGATAATTGGCACTAAAGCCGCTTCTGTAGCTTGCTCACTTAAAAGATTAGCCGCTTGCGCTGCAACAACTTCTTCCGCTGCTCGCCAGTAACCAATTACTAACACGCCGCCCGCTGATACAGGGTTTGGACTTGTAGCAAAAAAGGTGTTTGCAAAAGATGATTCCGCAGAGGACGCGCCATAAGCAGCGGCAACACTAGCAGCAGTTCGATATTTTCCGAATCGGGTGGCGCTAGATAAAACGCCCTGATTCCCAGTTATGATAGCAGTAACGTTCATATTATCCGCTGCGGCTGCTTGGCCCTCGGCGAGTAACGCTACTGTAATGACATTTGAAATGCTAGCCATAATTTATTTATCCTCTTTAAATGTTATTTGTGCTGTGTCAATTCTTAATGTTGCCACGTCAATAGAAGGGCAATAATTTACGTTAAATGTTAAATGCATTCTGTTACCGTATGCATGACCCAATATTTGCTTAACATCTGTCGCTGTCGATATGTGCGATATGCTAATGCCTAATACTTTTTTTAACTCTAATGCTTGCTGGCTAGGATTCAATAAAGAAAACTTTTGTGCGTTTGTGTATGCATCATCGCCGTAGAACTCTATTGTAACAGATTGTGTAAATGATTCACTATATCGCATTTGTTCTGACGTAGGATTAAACACAGCGCCGGTGCTTTGCTTTGTTGCTACACCTGAGCCGTTAACTATAATGTAGCTAGTATTAAAATCATTTTCCGGCATATTTTGACGGTCAAATTTAATTAACTGCTCATTATAAACAAGTAGGTCACGGGTAAATTTAGCAATAGCTATTAAATGGGGCTGTCTCATGTTGCCACCAGCAATGTTTTCTTGGTTTCTTCACCAATTGACGCATAAAAACCATAGTCTGCATAATCTTCTAACGATACAATTTTAAAATCTTTGCCTGAGTATTCGACAAATTGATTTATATCTATTGCAAATTTAGAGTGAATTAATTTATATGATTTTGACCAATCAAGAGAGCCAATTTTTAACTTTTCTTTTTCGGCTACCTGCACAACTGCGCGTTTATTTACAACTAAAACCGTCTTTGTTTCCACGAAATCAACCGTAGCAGTAGAGGTTATTTTTAGCTTTACTGGCTGCTCCCATTCGGTAAGCGTATCCGACATATTCGGGATCATGTTCTTACCTCATACGTTACTGAGTTTTTAAGCGTGCCTTGGTCTATTAGTGGAGCGCTTGATCCTTTGTTTTCTTTTGTTTCGTCGGCAATGTCCGGCCAGTTACCAAATCCAGCGCTGGCAAAGGCATCTTGTGAAAGGTTTACAGCAAAAGTACCGATTAACCCTAACCCTTGTTCAACTTGACGGCCTTCTAAAACTTTAAACATTTGCTTTCTGATAAATTTGCTTAACTCGCTCGCTTTTAATTCTTGCGGCATCTTTAAAAATGAACGCTGAGGAATGCGAGTTGTGCCAAATTCATTAGCAGCGGCAACCTGTAAAACGTTTGCACCGCCTTCATAGACGCGGCTTGTAGCAGAGTTCGCAAGCACACCAACAGCAACATGCTTTTTTTTCAACTCGCGCATAGCTGTTAACTGGTGGTTAGCTCTGGCTAAAAAGTCAGCCGGATTCATAAGAATTGTGGCCCAGTGTTGTTGCCTGCAATCATCAAGAATAATTGACCGTAACGCGTGCTATTAAGCCACACTCTCAAATCGCTACCTGTACGTCCTGCAACGTAAGCAACTGACACACTGCCAACGGCTTTGCTTGCGACTGCTTGAGAGGGTGCTGCGCTTCCTGAGCCGGTGTAACTTGGGTCTGTTGTAACAAGGTGCGCCATTAATAATAAAATAGCCTGCTTGTCACAGTCAACTAAGTAATCACCACCGTAATAACAGCTATACGTAGTCTCATAGATAGGCACTAATGTATCTGCTAGAGCTGTATTAATCTCAGGAAACCGAGTCTTAAAGTCTGCTAGCAAAGTCATTAATCAACCTCAATTAACAAGCCGATTTTAAGGGCGTGCTTAACGTTTTTAATTTGTAGCTGTTCAGAAGAAAGCTCCTTCACTTCATCTTCTTTAAATTCTTCATCAGCAATAAAGCACACGCCGTTATGGTTTGTTTTAAACTTACGCGGCTTAGGTGCTGATTGTGTTTTATCTTTTGACATTTTACTAACTCCAAAAATGACAGGGCCATTGTTACAGCCCTGTTATATTACAAACCAGTTAAATGACGACCCGCTGTAGTCTCGATAACATCAAGACCGGCAACACCGAAATAAGACTCCACGTAGTATTTAAAGCCACGTTGGTCAACACTTGAGATGTTAAGCGGCACAGGAATGCGCATCTGCATAGCACGACGGTTGTTGCTGTAGGCTGTAGTTTTAGAAACACCGCCAACACTACGAGCTTTAGTAGTAATTACAACAGTTACACCAGGGAAGTTTAATGCAAGAGCTTTCAATACTGACAGTTCACCGCCTGCTGTATTTAAGAACTTCTTCGCTGCAACGTTAAATACTAAATCAGACATTACAAGATTAGTCGCCATGAAAGATTCAACGTTAAATACACCAGCATATTGAGCGGTGATTAAATCAGCAAGTTCGTCGTATAAAGCCTCGCCCGTAAGTGTAGATGCAGCACCGGCAGCAGCAGAAGTAGTAAAACCAAAGTTTAATAAACCTAAAGTTTTCTGTGAACCGTCTGTGCGTGTCTGACCAAGGTAACCAAGTTCATCAATCTTGCGATTGTATAGCTCTGAGTGACCTTCAAAGTAGCGTGATGCTAGGTTGATGTTTTGCAATTCGGCTTGCTTTAATTCTACTTCTGACCAGTTTGATTCACCTTCCATTGTAAATGTAGGAATGCTGTCATCTTCGCCAGTAAGTGTGATTTTACCAGTAGTGTTTGTATCCGTGCCTGACTCTTTAAATCCACCAGCAACCGCTAGTTTCAGCTTTAGAATCGAGGTAGAAAAGCCACCCTCGTTGTTTACGATGATACCAGAGTTTAAGAAAGTTAATCCTGCAAACTCTTGTGTAAATACTTCTGAACTTACGTGCTCTAAGTTACGAGCAAGGATGACACCTCCCGCATCTTTAAAGCTTGACTTTGCGTATGCCGCTTTATCTTCAAAAGACTTTAAGTTAAATAAACTTTTTACGCGCTTCATTGGATCTTTTTTAATAGCCATTTAATAGCCCCTTAGATAAATTTGTTAATGCGAACTAACCATGTGTTTGTTGATTTCTGTTCCCAGAAAACCACATCACCGGCTGAAATAATACCCGCTGCAATCGATGCGTCTGTAGCTTTACCAGTTTCCGCTGTTGCTGCGTTAATAACGTTTACCGCACCGTAGCGTGCTGGTGTAGCTGCATCAGTTACGGTTACAGTGGCAAAACCAAAGTTAATTACTTCTGCGACTGAGTCAATCGTTTGACCAGTGGCACTGTAAATACCTGTTCCGATTTCGCCTGTTACTTTACGCTTGGCAATACCGGCAATAACTGGCGTTGATGATGCGTCGAGCTTGTCGATTGATTCTGTATCAAATTTTACAAAACGACCTTCAATGAGACCGTCCTCAAACTTTTCAAAAGCTGATACATTATAAGGAGAAGCCGCGATGACTTCACCTGCTGGTAAATCTGCAATGTTTTGCAATACTGCTGTGTTAAAAGCCATTGTTTATTCTCCGTCAATTTCAGATTGAATTCGCGCTTCTAGTGCGCTAGATTTCCCGCCGTCACCAAAGGACTGCATAGGTGAAGCTGATTTTTTAAGTAGCTTAAATGCAACTGATAGCTCTGCATCTTCAAACGTTGCCTCGCCATGTTCAACAGCTAAAGCGGCAAGCATAACTTGCTTAGTGGACTTGTCGGCAAACGAGTATTGATCATCAACAAACTTAATTGCTTTTTCAACAACTACAGAATGAGCAATGACGGCCGTATCAGTGGCAGCAACTACTGCATCTTTAAATGCTTGATCGTCT